CTGGCTGTACTTCCTTGCATGATTATCAATATCTTCCTTACTCATCACCTCGAAGCCATATCCGCCGTTCTTCGCCTTCCAGAGTGCATATACAAGAAGCAGGGGGCCTCTGTCCTTTAATGCCGGTTTATGTACCAGTTTCGGTTCCAGACCAAGCTCATACTCAAATACATCATTTTCATACACACACTGTGCCTGCACCGTCTGAATATTGTCATTCCGGTAGACCATATCAATCAGGCCTTTGTATCCAATTTGGAACTGGCATTCCAGTTTACCTTTATTTCGATAAGGAATCAGGTACGCCTGTCCCAGTGGGGTGTTCGGTTCCAAACCAAGCTGGGCCGCATTCATTAGAGCCCCAAGAAAGGACATCTGACTACACTCTGCAAGTTTTGGTGTCGTGTTCAGTGCAGATAACGCCATTCTGGTAAAACGCTCCGGTGTGATCACCTGCGGCAATGCCTTCTTAATCTCAGGCTCCATGGCTTTAATCATGTCCGCAATGCTCATGGATTTTGTCAGCTTTACAGCACCTTTGTTCTCTGTCTTCTCTGCTAATGCATCTTTTACTCCCATTTCATTTATCCTCCTATGCAATCTCTTTTACTGTGAATCTTCTGCTCTGAGAAGGTTTCGCACACTCTTTATAAACTTCCGGATAAACTGTCTGCAGTTTCTTTGTGTCTACACGGTTTGCAGTCACAGATTTCCATGTGACCGAATAACTGTCAGAATCAGCTTTTTCTGCATCCTCCATATAAACCTTTACTTCCTGCTCAATCTGTTTCTTCTCTTTCTCCAGCTTGTCCTGAAGAGCAGTGATCTCTGCCCTTCTCTTCAATTTCTCGTCAAATCCAACCAGCGGAATCATCTTGTCCGGATCAGAGGTCTTATAATATTTCGAAAGTAATTCTTCAGCAGCTTTACTTCCATCCGGTGCCGGCATCTTATTCGCAAGCACGTTATTATTCCAAAAATCAGATTCCACGCTAATCAGCATCTGAATGATTTCCTCATCACGCTCGATCTTATGCCAGATAAATTCTTTTCCCAAAATCACACATGCGATATACCAGGCATCAGCACCGGTCACTGCCATATAGTGGTGACACTGGATCTCATAAGATTCCGGAATGTGTCCGTCTTTCCATTTATCAGCAGAATACGCAGATGCTGTCTTACACTCCAATCCGGCATTTTCGCCAACGATCAGACGGTCAACATTTGCAAACATGAAGGGCTGCTCTTCTTTATAGAAGATTGTATTTGCCCTGCGGACCTTTTTACCAGTTTCTTCCATGAATCGGCGGGCAACATATTCTTCCAGGTCTCGCCCCTGTCTCATGGATTCGTTATCCGGCTTTTCTGTCAATGGCTGTGTTTTATCCTGAAATACTGCAATTGAAGAAGAATAAGGATTCAGTCCACAGATACTTCCGGCATCAGAACCACCGATGCCTTTACGTCTGTTTTCCAGCCATTCTTCATGCTCCATATTTAAAGTAGATACCAGTTTATTTAATTTCATTTAATCTTCCTCGCTTTCAGTTCTCTCAACTCTTCAATGGTTCCAATATCTTCATAAGCTCCTAGCCGATCAGCAATGCTTCCATATATAACTGACTGGTCCTGCTGCCATTCTGTTCGGAAACTCCCGCCCCTGCAGGCAGGAATGCGGTATCCGGCACCATTGGGATTAGGGATTGTAAATCTGTCTTTCACCTATTTTCCTTCCCCTCTGCCGCCGCATTATGTGCCATTGTGTGTAAGATATCTTCTGCAGTAAATGGAGCTGACTTTACAACGCTCTCATCCAGCACTTTGTACATTGCTTTCAGTACCTCATCAAATTCACAAATCAAATCATGTGAATCTCCAGTGATTGTCAGTTTCATTTTGTTTCCAGTTTTCTCTGCTTTAATCATTGACTTTTCCTTTCTACCCTCATACAATGAAAGGGTGATAAACTATTATTATTTTTTGGATCCTTCTGAGTTGCAGCTCTGAGGATCCTTTTTCATTCTGCATTCCATATATGCCATCGTCTGAAGACGTATATTACCCCGCTCAGTGCGATTGCTCCAGTAATCTGATCACCTGTGTTGTTCCATATCCAGAACGGAAGATAACTTGCACATCCCCCGATCAGGATGGAATCTATTAAATCTCTCATGTTAATGCCTCCAATATCTCACTCTCCGGAAACTTCAACCGAATAAACAATCTTCTGAGTTCTGGATAAGTAAACTTCTCTGGATACAGTTTCTTCTCTCTGTATGTTCTCACTGCCATTCCAGTAGCTGCAGCCATCTGAGCATCAGATACTCTTTCTGCTTCCATACGTTTCAGGATGTTTCCTTTAAGGAGAACGTACTTTTTTTCTTCTGATGTGTATTGAATTGCCATGTATTTCACCTCTTTGTCGAAATTTGTCGATTTTCTTCAACAGATTGACTTTTCGTCGTTACTCTCCTATTCTGTAATTACAGGCACTGCCATGCCTGAGTCTAAAGAAAGGAGGTATGATCCATGGGTGTTAATGAATCTGCAAAATATCAGCTTGCAAAAACATTTACAGAACTCGCTATTCAGAACGACTTAATTGATAAGCGTGCGACTGCAACTGCAACAGCTGAAGAAGTTACAAATTTCTTTAATACGATTGTAAAAACAATCAACAAACCCACTGAAGAATAATTAATTAACTTCAAGCCCAGCCCTGGCGGATATCAGTTTCGCCAGGGCTTCTACCATGTGCGAAATATTTTTATTCTCATCAAAAGAATCTTCTTTAATTTTTTCCTGGATTCTATTACATACAGCCACGATAGTCTCATCGACCTTGTCTTTCACCCTCACTCTCTCACCCCCTTATGCTGATTCCTTATTGCCGGAATCAAATCTGAGTATTATTGACTTTTCACATCTGTTCTCCTATCCTAGAAATACAGGGCACTGCCATGCCTGAGTCTAAAGAAAGGAGGAAATTTCATGGATTTATCAACAAAAGTAAATATTGTGCTCTCTGTGCTTTCCTTTATTTTGGCTGTCATTTCCATCGTTACAGTTGTAATAACTTTGCGTCAAAATAATAAAATGATTGAAAATTCCAGTCGACCTTATGTATGTATTTATTTTGATTACATACAATGCGGAGAACCAACTGGCTATTTTGTTGTTAAGAATTTTGGTGCATCTTCCGCCTTTATTGATTCGCTTACATATAATGACGTTATACAAAATCATCCGAAATCACTTGCTGATATTTCAACCATCTTTGATGGTCTTTCTGGGAATTCAATAGCACCCAGTCAAAAATTCTTTGCACCTTTCAAGCTATATGAATATAAGGGCGGTGCTGCGGTTTTTGATATTCATTATCATTCCGGTAAAAAGCATTACTCAGAACATTTTGAAATAGCAGTTGCTAATTATGGAAAATTAGTAAAACCTCGTTTGGTGGACAAGGAATACCATGCTATTTCATATCCATTACAGGAAATTTCCGAACGTCTTATGTAATCAGACCTAAATCAACCATTATCTTGGCCAGTACACAAAGTATCCATGCAATTAGTACTGGCCAGAATAATTTCATACAAATTTTTAATATCTTTTCTTCTATCTGTCTCACCTCTTTCTGGTTTTAATATTGTATATTCAACATGTTGAACTACGCCTCAAAAAAAATATCTGCAACTTTTTTATCAAGCGCTTTAGCAATTTTCAGCAAAGTATCTGTTGTTGTCGTTGTTATTGTACCATTTTCCAATCCTGAAATTATTGTGCGTGATACTCCACTTTTCTCTGCTAATTCGCATTGTGACATACTTCTTTCTTTTCTACATTCTCTTATCTTGTATCCCATTATTTATTCACTCCCTTTCTGTTCATCATGTTGAACTATTTGTATAATATCACTCAGTTTTAGCATTGTCAAGTATGTTGAACATTTTTGTTGACTATTTTTTCAACATGTTGTACAATATACTAAACAATAGAAAGGGAGGCAGATCATGACTTTAGGAGATATCATAAGAAACTATCGAGAGAATAATAATATTACATTAGGTGAATTTGCAAATGCATGTTCTCTTAGTAAAGGTTATATTTCTATGCTCGAGAACAATATTAATCCTCGAAATAATAAACCTATTTCTCCAACTCTACCTTCTATGGCAAAAGTTGCCTCTGGAATGGGAATTGATTTAGATACTTTATTAAAAATGCTTGACAAAAAACAGCCTGTGCAGCTTATATCTGACAAAATCGAATCCTCATCTCCTCTCGTTATTGATTATCAGAAACCGGATCAGGAAGGGTGTTATCAGCGTATATCGGAGTATACTGCTAGGTTTTTGGACTTATATAATCAATTATCTTCGACTAACAAGGGAAAAGTAGTCTCTTACACAAAGGGGCTTCTCTCCACCCAGCAGATGGAAGAAGATCTTCTTGCAGCTCATGCCAGGACGGATGTAGAGCAAACTTCAGAGGGTGTTCAGCATGATCTGGATATTATGAATGATGATTCTTTATGGGAGTAGAAATGAAGACAAACATATTCGTAACCGCACCTTATAATCCTGAATTTAATAAATATCTTCCTGCTCCTTTAAAGCATGATTCCATATATCAGTCAGAAGGTTTAAAAAGGCATATCGAAAAGAGACATCCTGAGTGTCTTCCATATTTATCTTTTCTGTCCTCAATTATTGAATCTCCTGACTATATTGGTGTAAATCCTAATGAAAAAGGCACAAGTTTTGAACTGGTAAAAATAATGAGTGAAAATGTGCAAATAGGCATAAAGCTTGATGTAACCGAAGACTATCTTTACGTTGCCACTTTGCACACTATTACATCCGGAAAACTACAGCATGGAATTGAGAATGGTCGGTTAAAAAAATTTGACAAATAATGAATATCTGTTTATAATGATGGCATAGAATAATAATCAAGTAGCAAAGGTCGGAAAGGCTCCCGACGCACTCGCAAGAGTACCTGAGATGATGGATACGCCGCCCATCTTGTTACTTGGATTACTATGAAGGTGTTGTCATCATGACAGCACCTTTTTTATTTGCTATTTATATCAGAAGGGAGTTTTTTATTATGATGTATCCGTTCATGACGCTTAATGATAATACTGAAATTGTTCATTCTGAAATGAAAGCTGATGGAAAGGTTAAAGTTTATATAGAAACTCCTGATGTAGAATATTGTTTTAAGCATGCAACCTGCTGGCTTCCGGACTATAAATGGGAGGATATAAAAGGCTATTCTAATCTGGAATTGGCATATTTTAAACAACTTATCCGTAATAACGCTCATCTCATTATTAAGTTTTCCAAGAAAGGAGGCGTTTTAGGTGACACAGATTCTTAGGATTGAACCTAATAATACTTATCTAAGAGGTGGTTTCAATTGACTTATGAACAGTTACTGACTGTTGCCGATCAGGAAGGACTACTGGTAAAAGAGCATTCTCTTATCAACCATGATGGTCTGATCAGTGGCAGACGGATAGCAATCCGAAGAAACATTGAGACACAGGCAGGGAAGTCCTGTGTGTTGGCTGAAGAAATCGGTCATCATTGCACCAGCTCCGGTGACATTCTGAATCAGACTGATATCATGCACCGCAAACAGGAATATCGCGCACGGTTCTATGGATATAACCTCAAGATTGGATTAACCGGTCTGATCAGAGCATATGAAGCAGGTTGCAGAAACTTTTTCGAAATGGCTGAGTTTCTGGATGCTACAGAAGAATATCTGAAAGAAGCTATACAGTGTTATAAATCCAAATATGGAATATGCGCTGTTGTTGACAATTATATTATCTATTTTGAACCATTC